ATCGCTGCACAGGATTGTAACTGCAGGTGCGCACTGCTCCAACGAGCCAGATGGGAACTGGATGAAGATGAGCTGAATACCTTGAAAGAACGTGCAGAGTTCTTTGGACTTGACAAGACAAAGAATTTTGAAGATTTTAAGGAGAAATATTTTAAAGCAGCGGAGCAGTATGAGGACAGAAAAGAAAAAACGATAAAAAATAATGTAGATGCTGCAGATATTCTCACACAGGAAGAAACAATTGAAAAGGCAAAGAAATACGGTCAAGAATTATTGGATGATGTTTCGGTATTAAAATATGATAATGGTGATCCAATTACAGACTATTTGAATTTTAAGTTAAAATATGATGCTTTGCCGAGGGTGATTTCTGATGCAGAATTTGAAAATGAAAAAGTAAAAAAACAGGTTTGGTACCGGGGAGTTGCAAGCACTTCTGACATGTCTGCAAAAGATATGGTAGAAGCGTTTAAATATGGAAAAATGTATGCTGGCCGCGGAGTTTACGGATATGGTACCTATGCAGATAAAGATAGGAAAGTAGCAGAACTCTATGCTGGCAAAGATGATTCTGGTCGAATTATTGAAATGTTATTAACAGATGATGTAAAAACAGTTGATTTTGTAGAAATATTTACAGAATACGAAAAAACGGGAATTCCCAAAATTGTTGGCAATAAACCAGAGGCATATCAGGACATTCTTGGAAATGTTGGAGCTTATGCTGCAGTCAAAGGTTATGATGCAATTCTTTTAAATGGTTTTCAGAATAAACAGCATGTGGTAATATTAAATCGTGGTAAAGTAATCGTTAAGGAGTGATATGGGATGAATAGACAAGATGTGGAATGGAGCAAATTTGCTTCTGGATTGCTTGGCTATATTGATGCAGGACTTAGCAGGTTTATAGAAACAGATTATAAAATCGATTTAAATATGTCGATGGGGGAGATTCTTCATGAGTTACAGGAAAGTACCAGCATAGATCAGCTATCATCCGATTTGCAGCGTGTGGCAAAAGAATATGAACGGCATTCTAAAAAGCAATAAAGTAAAATGAAAATAGTTGAAGCCATACAAAAAGACGAAGAAATTAAAACGTTAAAAAGGGAGTACAAAGAAAAATATCATAAGAATGCTCCGCCATATAATTATGATCAGTTTAAAGGGCTGGATGATTATAAAGCATATCTGCGGAAGCAGTTGGAGAAATAAGTATGATTGATTTATATTTGAAAATCAAAATCGGATGCTTTGTCATATCGGTGATATTTTATGTGGTATGCATCATTTATACAGTTTGGAAAAATAGACACTGATACCACTGATCAGAAATGGTTAGTGGTATTTTTATACCCATTTTTAAGAAATAAATAAAAGGTGCCGTATAAACGACACCTGCTACATTTCGTAGCGGGATTCGAACCCGCATCTGATTGTTAGTTAGACAATTGCTTTATCCATTAAGCTATACGTCCTTTTAGTTACCCAAAGGGCATATTTATAGTACTATGTTTTTAAATAAATGTCAAATTGTACTTAACTTTTGGAAGACATAAATATATAATGCGATTTATGGAAGACAAAAGTGAGGTGATTAGATGTCTCCAAGGACAGGACGGCCAACAGATAATCCGAAAGCCTACAAAATCACTGTCAGACTCGATGAGGAAGCAAATGCAGTTCTTCAGGCGTATTGCGAACAGGAGAGTATTGAAAAGGGTGAGGCAGTAAGAAGAGGATTAAAAAAATTGAAGGCTGAATTAAAAAAATAAGAGCAAGCGGTCAACTTGGCGGAAGACGCTCACTCTTGTTTTGCACCAGAAGTATCTTTCTGATAAATCTATCATATCAGATACAGATACTTCTTTCAAGAACCAAAAATTGAAAGGAGTTTTTTGAAATGGAACAGATTGAAAAAATATTTTATGATTGGGCAAATGATCAGACAGATAGTCGTGAGTTAAAAACAATGTACGGAAAATTAGAAGATGAACTTACAAAACAGGTTGGCAAAGAAAAATATTCAAAGTTCGAAGATCTGATTATGGATTGTATATTGTACGAAAGATTGGATGCATTCAAAGGCGGTTTTAAACAAGCAACAGCCATTTGGAAGGAATGCCTTTAGGCAGCGGAGGTAGTGACATGGAATTAGTAAGTACATCAACACAGACACCAATCGAGATTGCACTTGGTATTGATAAAGATGGAATGACAACAGCAAGAAAGCTGTATGATTTTTTAGGATTAGCACCACAGCATTTTGCAAGATGGTGTAAAAAGAATATCAGTGAAAATGATTTTGCGACAGAAAATGAAGATTATTTACGACTCACCACAAGTGGGGAGACGCCGACAGGTGGAGTGGTAAAGCGAGAAGATTACAAACTCACAGCGGGATTTGCCAAGAAATTATCCATGATGTCAAAAAGCGAGCGTGGTGAACAGGCACGTCAATATTTCCTTAAGGTAGAAGAAGAATTAAAAGAGGCTGCCCTTCGGGCTCCGATGACAGTTCCGGAACAGATCCAGCTTCTTGCAATGGGAAATGTGGAGATTAATCAGAAGGTTGACAATCTCGGCAAAAAGATTGAGCAGTTGGAATACGATCTGCCGATTCTTGGCATTGAAATTGATAAAATCACAACAGCGGTGAAAAAGAAAGGTGTACAGTGCCTTGGAGGAAAGAACAGTAATGCCTATCAGGATAAATCACTCCGGGGAAAGGTATACAATGATATTTACCGGGAACTGAAGCGTCAGTTTGGTGTTAGTACATATAAAGCAATCAAACGTAGCCAGTGCGATACGGCAGTTGGAATAATTACCGAATATCAGCTTCCTTATGTACTGGTGGAACAGGTACAGCTTCAAAATGGTCAGTTAGGTTTATGGGGCAGTACAGAAAATTAAATAATTGGAATGGAGAGAGCTTGGAAACAGGCTCTCTTTTATAATTCAGAAAGAAGGTGTTGACTATGAAGAAACAGGGAAAAAGAACAGGGTAGGAAGGCAGGTGATCCAAATATCTCCTAGCTATGGGTAAAATAGCACGCAGCACCCGCAAGGGTGTTTTTCTTATGTCCTGAATCATGACAATAAACTGATTCATATTATATTCGCCAGTGATGACGTAAAACATCAGCAAATATCAACTGTAATCGAGACATAACTCGTAAAAATCGTAGAATGAAGGGAACAATGAGATGACATTAGAGGAATTATTAAAAGCACAGAATCTTACAGACGAACAGGTAACCGCAATCATCGGCGGTATGAAGGAAAATAAGATTTTCACTGCTTCAGAGGAAAATCTGGATATCAGATATGGAAAATTAAAGACCAATCATGATGCTTTGGTTGCAAAGGATGCAGAAAGCCAGAAATTGATTGAAGAACTCCAGAAGGCGACAAAAGGACAGGACGCTGTTCAGGCAAAGATCACAGAGTATGAAGCAACCATTACACGGCAGCAGGAAGAACTACAGCAGGCAAAAACGGAAGCTGCATTAAAGGTGGGACTGCTTTCAGAAGGAGCAAAGGCAACTGACATCGATTATCTGATTTTCAAACTGAATCATGACAGTGACTGGAAGCCGGAACTTGGCGAGGACGGTCAGATCAAAGGCTTCAAAGACAAAATGGAGTCACTGAAAACACAGTGCCCGAACCAGTTTGAGACAGCCTCCGGTGATGGTGATGACGGATACAGACGCATGGATGATGGAAAACTTCCGGGTGGCGATGATCCAAAAGATTCTGTAACAAAAGAGGAATTTGCAAAAATGGGTTATAAATCCAGAGTGGAGCTGAGAGAAAGCAATCCGGATTTATATGAAAAACTGACAAAGTAAAAGAAAGGATGAATGAGAATGGCAGATTTAAGCAAAACTACAACACTTGTAAATGGTGACGTATTTGATCCACAGGTTGTGTCTGATATGATCAATGCGAAAGTGGAAAAGAAAGCGGTAATGACCGGGTATATCACAGTTGATAATACATTGCAGGGACAGCCGGGCAGCACGGTGACAATTCCAAAATGGGGTTACATCGGTGAAGCAGAGGAGTATGCAGAGGGAGAGCCGATCGACAAGAGCAAAATGGCATTTACTACTGCATCTTATGGTATCAAGAAAATCGGTAAAGGTGTCCGCCTGACAGACGAGGCGCAGCTTTCCGGTTATGGCAACCCGATGGGAACAGCGGTCAACCAGATTGCAATGTCCATCAGCGAAAAGCTGGATAATGATCGTGTAAAAGTCATGTATGAGTCTCCGAATATCGTAGATGATACATCTGCAGTGATCAAATATACCGCAATCGTTGATGGTGTGGATAAGTTCGGCGAGGAAGAGGACAGCAAAAAAGTAATCCTGATTCATTCCAAACAGAAGACGCAGCTTCGAAAAGATCCGGATTTCATTTCCGCAGATAAATACGAGTCTGGTGTAATGGTAAACGGTTCTATCGGCAGAATCGCAGGCTGTGATGTTGTAGTATCCAACAAAGTTGAAAGCCATAAAGAATGGTATAAGATCGACAGCGCCGGCAAAGAGGTTGTAGAAAGCGGTGGAGACGGAAGCACCAAGTTCAATCTCTCAGATGTTATCAAATCCCTTCCGTTTGCGAAAGTTGGTGACAAGGTAACAAAGGTGACTACAGAAGCATTTTTCAATCCGATCATCAAACTGAACAATGATGCCGAGACAGAGGATGATATGCCGGCAATTACTTACTTCCTGAAGCGTGGAAACCTTGTGGAGCATGACCGCGAACCGGGTGTTGCTGACGATATTGTCTGCACCGCTTATGGAATGCCGGCATTAACCAATGATGAGAAGGTCGTAATTTTAAAGGTTAAAGCCTGATCAGAAAGAGGTGAGCTCCGATGATTATGTCAGTGGAAGAATTCCGGATATACGTTCCAACGGCAGAAAATATGGATGATGGTGCCCTGAAAGGAAAATTACAGGCAGTGGAGCTTCTGATCCGGAAATATACGAATAATAATTTTCAGGATAGGAATAGGCGCTTTTATACTGGGATAGCAGATGGAGTATTCACCAAAGCATATCCATATATCAAAAAAGGGGATACAGTTCAGATTTCAGAATCAAAACTGAATAATGGGCTGTATCTCTTTTCAAATAATATGGAGCTTATGGATGAAGAACATTGCATGGTGACAAAAGTAGTGTACCCGATGGATGTAAAAATGGGAGCTGCGAATATGTTGAAATGGGATCTTGAGAACCGTGATAAGGTCGGAATACAGTCTGAAACAATCTCACGGCACGCTGTGACGTATTTCAACATGGATGGTGACAATTCTACCGTCGGATATCCAAAGTCCCTGGTAGGCTTTTTAAAGCCTTACAAGAAAGCACGATTCTGAAAGGTGGTGGAAGGATGATAGGTGGAAATACAATCGCACAGCTGCAGATCAGTACATCTGAGAAAACTGAAATTGGTGCCGGAGTGAAACGCTGGTCAACGGTTTTGGAACTTTCCGGATTTCTGGATCTTTCTTCCGGTGACAGCAAATACACCACCTACAATGCCAAGGTGCAGGAATCATCTCATATTTTTATCTGTGACTGGAAGCCGGTTGATGTGTCGATCAAGGCGGAGAACAGCCGGTTGCTGGTAAATGGCAGTGCATATGATGTCATGCTGATCGATGATCCGATGGGGTTACACCGGCAGCTTGAAATCTATCTGCAGTACAGAGGTGGTCAGTAATGTCAGTGAAATTTGAAGATAATTCCATCAAAGTAAAGGCTGCGTTAAATCATGCCACTATCCAGTGGCTGTACGAAGCATCCGGTGAACTGGAAGCGCAGGTAAAGCGGAATACCAGAGTTGACACGGGACAGACAAAAGGTTCCTGGACCTATAAGGTGGATGAAGCAAACGGTGAGGCAATGGTCGGCAGCCCGCAGGAAAATGCGATCTGGGAAGAGTTTGGAACCGGCCAGTATGCATTGAATGGTGATGGCAGAAAGACAGAATGGAAATATAAAGACCGTTCTGGAAATTGGCATACCACAACCGGTAAAAAGCCAACCAGGGCACTGAATAAGGCTTTCAATTCGTCGAAAGTGAAATTGAAGAAGCTGCTGGAAGCAATGCTGAAAGGAATGGGATAATGACAAATGCAGGATTAAAATTTATAAATGATGCAATGGCATCAGCACAGATTCCATATGAATTTATGGAATATACATCATCCATTGATTCCATTTCTGCATACTGGGTAGGTGAATATAACGAGGTTGAGTCATTTAACGAAGACGGACAGCAGGAAACGCAGTTTATTCTGACCGGCACGGGAAAAGAATGGGATGAACTGGAAGCGCAAAAGAACAAAATCAAAAAGTTATTCCCTGGCATACAGGGCAGAAGGGCAATTCTTGGGGATGGATCAGGGATTGCTGTTTTTTATGGAAATGCATTCCCGATTGCAACGGTGGATGGATTCCTGAAACGGATACAGATTAATTTAACAGTGAAAGAATGGAGGACAGAGTAAATATGGCAGCAGATTGGACTGAATTTGCAGTATCAGGTGTATCAGAGACCACACCGCAGAACATCATGCTTGGTGCAGGTACTTTGTATAAGAATTTTACCTATGAAAAAGCGCAGAACAAATGGAAAGGAACGATCCTTGGTGCGACTTCCGGTGGCAATAAGCTGACAATCAAACCGGAGACAACGGATATCCCTGTTGATGGTGTTACAGTCAAAGCAAAAGGACTGGTTCAGAAGATCGGTGAGACAGCACAGATTGAAACAAATATGGTGGAGATCACGAAAGAGTTCCTGCAGTCCACGGTGATCGGACAGACTGGAACATCGGAAGACGCCAGATTTGATGTGATCGAATCCAAGGCACTGATTGAGGATTCTGATTATATCGAAAACTTTGCCTTTGTAGGATTTAAGACAAACGGCAGCCCGATCATTATCGTCTTTGATTATGCAATCTGTACAGATGGTCTTGAATCAGACAACAAAGACAAGGAAGCGTCTGTGATCCCGGCAACCTTCCAGTGTGTGGCTGATCTGGTAGCTGGCGGCAGCACAAATAAGCTTCCGTATCATATCTATGTGCCGAATGCATCTGCAACACAGGCCACACAGGGAACACAGAAAGCGGTAAAAGCGTAGGAGGTAGTTGAACAATGAGTGAAACAGTTGTAGAAACAGTTGAATCAACAGTTGATGAAACTGAAAAGAAGTATGAGTTGAGACCGTTGGCAGCTTCTGACCTGGGAATGGTGTGCAAAATCATTTCTGAAATCGGTGTGAGACAGTTCAAAGAGTGTTTCAATGTCGACCAGATCAAAGAAAGCATGAAAGCAGATGCGGATGGAGCTGAAGAAACAGAAGATTCCAAGGAGGCAAAGGATGCAAAACTGGAATCCATTGGTTTCAGTGTAGTATTTGACATTGCCGGTATTGTGATTTCCAATATCCCGGCAGCAGAAGCTGATATTCAGAAATTCATCGCTTCTCTGACCGGATTGAGTGTGCCGCAGGTACGGGCATTATCGCTGGCAGACTATGGCGAGATCATTCTGGATGTGGCCACAAACGAGGATTTCAAAGATTTTTTCAAACGTGTCATGAAATTGTTCAATCGATAGGATACATCAAATATATGGATTTGCTGTCTCAAAGATATGCAGATCCATATTTGATTTTAGATGATTTTATTCGATTGCAGCAGCTTCATGGTTTTTTGGAAACGATCATGCAGAGCATTGCAGAAGAAAAGGTGCAGGACATCCGGTGGGAATATTATCTGCATAAGGTATGGGATATGTCCTTTGAAGAGTATATTGCAGCCTGCGACAGAGAAGCAAGGCCAGCGCAGACACCGACATTGGAGAAGGAGGACATTGTGCAGATCATCGAGGATTCAAACAGTATTCTGGATGGATTTGTATTGGAACCATAATTCTGAACATGGAAAGAAGGTGAGAAATAGTTGGAATTATTTAAACTTTTTGGAACGATTGCCATAAATAACGGCGATGCAAATAAGGCGATTGATGATACGACAGGGAGAGCTGAGAAATCCGAATCCAGAATGAGCAGTGCTTTTAAAAAGATTGGTGCTGCGATCACTACCTACTTTGCAGTAGATAAGTTGGTTTCCTTTGGAAAATCCGTAGTGGATACCACAGCCTCTTTTGAAGATGGCATGCTGAAAGTACAGTCCCTGTCTGGGGCAACGCAGGATGAGTACCAGAAGTTGTCTGATGCAGCCTTAAATTATGGCTCCACAACGGCTTGGACGGCTAAAGATGTTTCAGATGCAATGGGTTACATGGCTTTGGCAGGTTTTGATACAAATGAAATTCTGGAATCGACATCCGGAATGCTTTCTCTGGCATCTGCATCCGGTGAAGATCTGGCTACGGTTACAGATATTCTGACCGATTCCATGACGGGATTTGGAGACAGCGCATCGGATGCAAGTCGATATGCGGATGTACTGGCTACGGTCCAGGCAAAGTCAAATACCACAGTCGGTGATCTGGGAGAAGCATTTACCTATGTTTCTTCACTGGCAGGTACCTATAAGTATTCTCTGGAAGATGTATCGGCTGCCTTGGGAACGATGGCAAATGCCGGAGTAAAAGGCTCCATGGCAGGTACTTCGTTATCCAGTATCATTACTCGACTGGGAACCAATACCAGTGGTGCACGAGATGCAATTAAAGCACTGGGAGTTGAATTTTACAACCAGGACGGTACAGCCCGTAGCCTGGGAGATGTCATCAAAGATCTGTGTGATGCGACAGAGGGCATGGATGTGGAACAGAAAGCCGCTCTCGCATCAACGGTGGCCGGTGCGGAAGCACAGAAAGGCTTACTTGCCATTTTAAATCAGGGATCCGGAGCATATACAGATCTTCAGGAAAAGCTGAATAACTGTACCGGAGCGGCCAATGATATGGCTTCCAATATGGAGGCTGGTCTTGGCGGAGCCATCAGAAGTATGTCATCTGCATGGGAAGGGTTCAAAATCAATCTGGGAGAGAAATTTGAGGAACCTCTTGGAAATGCAATCCGGAGTGCAGCATCCTGGCTGTCAGAAACGGCGACACCGAAGCTTATGGATTTTATTGACCGGGCAGTGGAAGGATTCGGAAAATTAAAGGAACACCTCCAGCCGGCCGTTGACAAGATAAAGGATGCATTTGATCATCTGGTCACAGCTCTCGCACCGATCAAAGAGAAAATAGATGAATATGTATCCAGCGGCAAGGCAGCGGAGGATGCATCAAATCTATTGGATACAGCATTAGATCTGGTTGTTGGTGCAATTGAATTGGTTGCAGATAGTATCAATGTCCTGAGTAATTTTATCGAAAATATCATTCAGGGATTCAAGGACATGAAGCAGTGGTGCAGCGAAAATAAGACTGCGTTGGAATTATTGGCAGTGGCAGCAGGAACGATTACTGGATTGATCATTGCGGCGAATGCCGGTCAGATTGCCCTGAATGCAACTATGGGAATTGCAAATGGCCTACTGATTGCCGGATCCGTAGCGGAAGGTATCATGAGCGCAGCAACCACCCTCTGGTCTGGTGTGTGTACCGTAGCTACCGGGGCAACCACGGCTCTTGGCGCAGCATTTACATTTCTTACATCACCGATTGGTCTTATCATCATTGCGATTGGAGCGGCGATTGCAGTAGGAATCCTGCTGTATAAGAACTGGGACAAGATCAAGGAAAAGCTGTCTGAACTTTGGAAACATGTCAAAGAGATATGGGAGAAGATCCGCACAGCGATTGTTGGGAAAATGGAGGAGATCAAAGAAAAAGTCGAAAGCGGATTCAATGCGGTCAAGGAAACGGCGGAGAACATCTTCAACGGAATCAAAGATTTTATTTCAACAGTGTGGGAAGGCATCAAAAATGTAGTAAAATTTGCACTTTTATTCATCGGTGAGCTGATGTCTGCAGTTTTCCAGATCATTACCGTTCCGTTCCGGTTCATCTGGGAGAACTGCAAAGACACTATCATTGAAATCTGGGATGCAATCAAAGAAAAAATTGATACCGTAGCAAATGCAGTAAAGGATGTGATCGAAACCGTATGGAAGGCCATTGTGGACTTCCTGACACCTATTCTGCAGGCGATATATGAACTGTTCCAGTTTGTATGGGACAAGATATCAGCAGCCATCACAACGGCGCTGACGATCATACAGACGGCAGTGACGACCATATGGAATGCCATCGTAACATTCCTGACACCGATCCTGGAAACAATAAAGGGAGTTATCCAGACAGCCTGGGATGCTATCAAAGCGGTGATCACGACTGTACTTGGAGCGATCCAGACAGTAATTACAACGGTATGGAACGCGATTAAAACGGCAATATCGACGGTACTGGATGCCATCAAGTCAGTGATCACGACCGTGTGGGATGCTATCAAGTCGGTTGTTACGACGGTAATGGGTGCCATTAAGGGAGTGTTCACGGCCGCATGGGATGCAATAAAAACAGTTGTAAGTAATGCAGTTAATGGAGTAAAAAATATTCTGCGGGATAAGCTGAATGAAGCAAACGAGGTTGTAACGAATGTACTTGGCAAGATTAAAGATAAGTTCAAGGAGATTTTTGATAAAGTAAAAGATGTTGTCAAAAATGCCATCGATAAGATCAAAGGCTTTTTCGATTTTGAATGGTCTTTGCCGAAGTTAAAATTGCCGCATCCGAAGATTGAAGGCGAGTTTAGTTTGAATCCTCCATCAGTACCGCATTTTAGCATTGACTGGTATAAAAAGGCAATGAATGATCCGATTTTAATGACAAAACCGACTGCGTTTGGAATTAATAATGAAGGACAGATCATGGCTGGCGGTGAGGCCGGCGATGAAGTTGTAAGTGGTGCTTACAAGTTGAAAATGATGATCTCAGATGCGGTGGCGGAACAGAATGAAGGTATGATAACAATCCTTTCCAAAATTCTTGACGCAATTCTTGCCATTGATGAGAATATGGGCGGAAATCTGCGGCAAGCACTGGAAGGGGCAAGTATTGCGATAAATCGAAGAGATTTTGCACGGTTAGTAAACGAGGTGAAGTAATATGCTGGAAGAACTTATTTATAAAAATCATAGGAATGAAGAACTTTTGTTTGGAAAAAAGAATATTTTTGCAAATGAAAATGATCTTCATGATTTTGCCTGGAGCATAACTTCAAAAAGCAATAAAATAACCGGTTTTAACAAGGGGATTGTAACCAGGACAATTCCTGCGATTATTCAATGCGATTACGAGACGGATGGCACAGCAATCAGAAATGCCATGTTTGAGTGTACAGAAAAAGATGTATTGGCCATGGAATATGGAAGAATTGTGATCGGTGATTATTATCTGCAGTGTTACATTACGGCTTCCAAAAAAACCGATTATTTGATCCGTAAAGGGTATATGCGGATATCACTGGAAATATCAACAGATCGCCCGTACTGGGTAAGAGAATCAAAATACACCTTCCAGCCACAGGAAGCATCTGGCAGTGGAAATAATATGGACTATCCACACGATTATCCGTTTGACTATTACAACGGGATGTCCAGCCGGATCCTGTTGAACGAAGCCATCTCGGATGCAGATTTTGAACTGACGGTCTATGGTCCCTGCGAAAATCCGGAGATTCTGATCGGCAGCCACAAGTACCATGTGAACTGCCAGTTGGAGACGGGGGAGTATCTTGTCATTAATTCGCTGAGTAAAAAGATATACAAAGTGAAAAATGACGGTGAGCAGGTCAATCAGTACAACCTGCAGGACAGAGACTGGTATGTGTTTCAGAAGGTTGCTTCCGGAAGCCATTCCGTGTCCTGGAGCGGGCTGTTTGGGTTTGACATCACCATGTATGAGAGGAGGTCTGAGCCAAAATGGACTTGATTCACGAAGATTCCAATCACGCAATGCTTGGGGCGATTGATCGATACGAATTGGATCTGGCTTTCGGATCAGATGAAAACGATTTTGAGTGCACCATGGCAATTTCCGATCATTGCTGCAGTATCGGTGATTATCTGGCAATGCAGGATGTAGTGAACGGGCATGTGAAATATACGGAGTATGGTGGCCGGATCGATGGTGTTTGCGTGGATACTGGAAAAGAGACGGTTACCTATTCCGGAAGGACCTGGCAGGGGATACTGTCCAAGAAGATAGTGTGTCCGGATGACGGGCAGGATTATCTGGTGTTATCCGGAGACGCCAATGAGGTGTTGGGATTTCTGATACAGCGCATTGGAGCTGGAGATCTGTTTGAGACACCCAGCGAGAAAGCAGGCATCACAATCACTTCATATCAGATGGATCGTTATATTGATGCATACACAGGCATGCGGAAGATGTTAAAATGCGCCGGCGCAAAACTGGTCATGTATTATCGTGAAGGAAAGGTGCATTTGTCTGCGGTACCTTTGGTGGATTATAGCCAGGAT